TAGGCAGAAATCGCGAGAGCGATATTCTGGAAGTCTGTATTTGTAATAGCCATTGTGTAATTCCTTGTTTAGAATATTATTGTTTTGTTATAGGGAATAGGTCCCAAGCTTACCACTAGAGGCAAGTTTCAGAATTTCGGCAGTAGACAACTCAGTAACTTTCTTAGCTACAGTAGTGTCTGACGGTCCGTTTGGAGTCTGTTTACCACCGCCTGTGTTAGTTTTAACTTTGAACAGGAAGTCGTTGTCAGGGTCTTTAGAATAGGCTTCGACGAAGGCTGGGATAGTCATGCCGGACGTATGCGCCCAGTTACCATCACTGTCTTGCTTTAGTTGCTCAACAACATCTTTACGTGCCATGTCACGACTCCGCTCATTCTTGAAGTCAAGAGTTGAGAGGGCGTTATTGACAACATTGTCTCGCTTGAGGCTAGTGTTCTCAGCTTTCAGAGTTTCTAGTTCTTTGTTAGCTTCAGCAACTTTCATTTCTGCTAGTTCCTGTAGTTTACCTTCTTTCTCAAGCTGAGCCATTTTCTCAGCAGTTTGGGCTTTGGCGAGGTCTGCTTTTTCCTTTTCGGTCTTAGCAAGCTTCTCAGCCATTTTGTCCATGTTTTCTTTCATCTTAGCAAGGCGTTCATCTGCTAACTTCGCAATACGCGCTTCGATGTCGTTTTCATCAGGCTTGTCACCTGAGTCATCATTGTCATCTTCTTCTGTTTCACCAGCTTCCAACTTTGCAATTTCTGCCTCCAAGGTGTCGATCTCAGCTTCAAGAGCTTCCTTCTTATCCTCTGCAACAGTTACGAACTCGCGGCGTTTAGTGTCTAGCGCCTTTTTCATTTCTTCTAATGTCATGGTATCTCCTTAAGCACAGCTTAAATTATGGGTTAACAAAGGTACAACCTCCGTTTGTTTGTTGTAGGGTCTTGACTATTACAAATATATCAGGGACCAATTCCATACCAGTCTTCCCCTGTTTTAAAGGGAGCCAGAATGTCTTTTCTTGTTATCTTGTTTGGTGGATCAATTAGACCAAGCTGTATAGCCTGACTTATTAGATCCTGATAGGTGGAGTAGGACATACCTTCTTTGCGCATGGCGGCGAGGGTTTTCCTAATCGTATCGCCTTCAAGAGCATCTGCATAGATGGTTCTCAAGGCTGTTCTTGCTCTTTCGGCGTCGGCAATGTTTGTAAAGAAAGCATCGTGGATGGTTCCTGTTCCAATATCATTTTTACGACCCCAAAGATGAAATCTTCGGACAATCACAGCATCGTTACTATGGTTTCCGTTTACCCCAAGACCAATAGAAGCATCTGCTAAAGAGCCTTTGCCCAACAGTTTCCCGTCTTCAGCACTGGACTCATAGATGTTCTGAACTCTCCGGCCCGTAACAGGGTCTCGGAAGTCAATTCTCTCTTGGAGCTTTGGTCGATATCTCTGCATCATAATCTTTCCGTCGAAAGTGACCCAAGGAATATCTACCTTTTTCGTTTCAGCAACATAGACTCTCGCTACTCGCTTCCAGAACGTAATAAACGTTTCTGTAACGGGCGCTCTTTCTGCTAGATTTCTGGACATAATACGAGACACAGCCTCGAAGTCTTTTGGACTAATTAATCCCTGTCTAGCGTTCATAATCTTGTTGACGAAGTCACCTGTATCCGGGTGGATGTCGAGAGCCTCCTTTAGAAGTTCACGACCAACAGGTGTGTTGTTGTTTACAAGTTCTACAAGTTCCTTACGGAAAGCCTGTAAGTCTTTAACTGTTTGTGTTGCGTCTAACTTAGTTGCGAGCTTAATCTGACCATCAATCTTACGTAGTTGTTCAGTCAAGTCACCCTTGGTAATCGTTAGAAAACCTTTAGACTCAAGTATCTTTGAAAGTTTGTTTGCCACGTTTGCTGTCTTGGTAGCTTCACCAGCGCCGTAGAAGGTAACCATGTTCTGAGCCTTAGCGGCCTTAGCAAGGTCTTCCCAAGTGAGGTTGGCATTTCTTAGTGCAGCAATTTGAAGAAACTCTGGGTCGGTTACTGTGTCTTGAGCAACCAAGTCATAGAGACGGTTCTTCTTTGTTGTGGCAAGAACGTTAGAGGCTTCAGCAATAGGTCTGTCACCAGTAGACAAGGCAATGATTTGAGCACCACTAGAAGAGGCGTCATTTTCGATCATAAGCTGTGTCTTGTATGTTTCTAGCCTCTTGATGTTGGAGAAGCCCCCGTCTACGTGGTCATGGATACGTTTGTACTCCAAGGCCAGACGAGCCATTTTACCTACCTCTGCCCCTTCAAGCCCACGGATAAGAGGGTGTTCTAGGAACTCTCTCACACGACGATCTCTTTGGGTTGTAGCTTGTAGCAAGGCTCCGATTTCTCTGAGTTTCTCTTCATTTCTTGCGAAGATAGCACGTCTACCTGCTTGTGTCAAGGCTTCTGTCGCCGGACCAATTAAGGCACCCAGCTGGATCTGAAGTTCTCTAACAGAGTCTCGGTCAATGTTGACCTTCTTGCCTGAGTTCAGGAAAGGTCTAACCAGTTCTCCGCCTGTAGGCGTTAGGTAGCCACGGTGATAAACCCGTCCACGAGAGTCAATAAAGACTTGTGTTCTGAAGCTTGCATTACGTAGCCTATGGTATTTAGCTGTTGTCATCATCCCGTAACCCTGTTCTCCACGGTTTAGGATCTCGTGTCGGAACTCGTTGATACTGTCATAGAACTTTGAGTTACCACGAGGGTCACGGAACCTAACAAGGTAATCCATGAAGTCAAAGAACTCATTGTCTACAGAGTATTCCACATTCATAACGTGGTTCATCATCTGAGCCATTTCAGAGTCAATCTGTTTTGGGTCGTAGTCAGGAAACTTGTTAGCGGAAATTATAGGAATACCGGAGTCGTTGCCTCTTGCATCAACAAAGGTTTTCTTACCTGCCTTAACATAGAGACGATCGCGGTCATTCACTGTTCCCAAGCGTCTTGCGATAGTGTTTCTTCGCTCTGCTTCTTGTAGCTTCAAGAGTGTCTTATCGATCACCTGAACTTCACGGCTAACTGTATCACCCCAAGAGCCAGACGCACGACCTGTATCAACATCATAGACACCTCTGCGGGTTTTACCACGGAAGTTAATTCTGATCAAGTTTTGTTCTTTCATAAACTGCAGGATCTTAGAGCCTTCAGAGTGATAGTCCTTGAGAGTGTGAGTAACACCGGGGACCAAGTCTCCGATATCAGCAGCAAGGGTTTTACCAATGCTAATAGCTAGACCATCGTAGTCAGTAGCTTGCCCAGAGGCGGCTAGCTTGAAAGCCTTTGTCATACTGTCGAGGGCGCGTTCATTTAAGACTGCGGAAGTTGGCCTCTTAGAGAGGGTTAAGAATTCCAAGTCAAGAATGTAGCGTATGTTCTCATTGAGGGTTGAAATCTGACGAGTCCACCAAGAGTCTTGGGGTTCGTAGTCAAACTTCTTCTTGAACTCACGATAGGCTTTTCTCAGAGGTATAACGTTGTCTAGTAGCTTTTGTTTAAAGGCTTTTACCTGCTTTTCTGTAGTAGTCAAACGGGCAAAGTACGTTCTCATAGGCGCTCGGCCAGAGAAGTACATCTTATTAGCTAAGGACTTACCTTCGGTACGACGCCAAGCATCAATGAAACGCTGGTCAGAAAGCTGACCTTTTGTTAGGTCAGCAAGGTCGTAGTATTTGCCCATGATCTGAACTTGAGGCTTATCACCACTAAGGTAACGTACAAACATTTCTGAACGCTTGCGAGAACGTGTGTCAAGTAGTCTTGATACGTTCTGTACAGCGAAACGATTTTCCGCCCTCATAACAGCAACAAAGTCAGCCCAAGGCTCTTTATCATTGTTAAAACGTTGGAAAACAACCCGTAAATTTTCAATAGCAACAGTTTGTTGATTGACAGAGAGCTTATCATCGAGGCCAGCCACAGTACTTTCAATGAAGTCTTTTTGGTCTGGTGTGAGGTCTTTCGAGTTCCTCATGAAGTCGATACGCTCTTGATACAGGTTAAAATCAGGATCATAAAGATTGTTGTTCCTAATCTCTCCGGTCAATGGATCGGCAGAGAAATTACGTTCATCAAACTCATTACCTACACGTCTACGAGAAGCCTGCTTACCAACTAGGGAAGTACCCTTGTAGTTTGTCAGAGACATCGTAGAGTTAAAGTCATCCGCATCAGAAATGAACAGTTCACGCAGCTGATCCCTATATCTAGGATTAGCCAGTAGCATGGCTGGACGTTTGATTGGGATAGAGAAGTCAGAGTTCTTTACGGTTTGGCGTGGTGCAAAGACAGCGGTCGCTTGAGCAGCCTTGGCTCGAAGGGCTTGAACAGTTAACGCTCGGCCTTTTGGTCCAATAAACTCTACTGCCTTAAGCTTTCCTTGTTTGAATAAGCTAGCGGCATCGGCAGATCCTAAGATCTTTTCCTGGATCTCAGTAGATTGTCGCTTCAACCAGTCAGTCAGGTTGGTGACCATAGCTGGTTTACCATTAAATTCAGCAACGTCTAGCGCCTTAGCAGCGGTCTTCTTTAACCTTGCAGATTTAATCAGTAGAAGGTCGTCCTTACTTTTCAGTACAGGTACCATAGTAGAACGGCAGTTCCAATGAAGAGGTGGGCGGTAAGACATGTCGTCTATACCATAAACTTTCCCATTATGGAAGCTGCAGATAGAGCTTGTCTTTGTGTCTAGAATGGCTGTGAACATATAACCGGAAAGTAACTCAGCGTTGCTCTCCATTACCTTATTCAAGGCAGCTGTCTGTGTGGAGGTGATAGAAGTCCTCGTTAGAGTCCTTGCTTGCACTTCTGTAATCTTTGTAGTCTTTAGAACGTCAGTGATAATCTCTTTGTGTGATAGTCCCTTCGCAAGACCGTTTCTAACCTTTGTCTGAATACGAACAAGTTCGCCAGAGGATATGTTAGTTAGGTTCTGTGAGAGTGTCTTAGGCCCACGGATGTTTGTCCCTGTAATTTCAGCAAGAAGCTCCTTGGTTCTTGGTCGTTGGACAGAGTAGAAGCGTCTAACCTCCTTATTCAGGTTATCGGTGTGGAAGTCAAGTTGGGAAGTGGAGAATTCTAGAAGGCTGCGCTCGGCATGGGACTTCAATTCTTTTCCGAAGCGGGTAACTTCAGGGCGCAAATCTGTTAGGATGTTGTTCGTCATAAGGTCACGAAGGCGTTTTCTGTGCCTACGTAGGATCCGACGGTTATCAACTTGTACACCCTCTTCATAGAGTCGTACATCAGCCATGTGATCTACAATACGATCAAAGAGTTTATCATTAACGTTCATCTTGTACTCCTATGAGTAGTAAGTGATTTCGGTATTGGCAAAGGTAGAAAGAATCGAACTCCCGTTAACGGTTTTGGAGACCGCTGCTTTACCACTAAGCTATACCCCTGTGTTGGTGCCGCCGCGAAGGATCGAACTCCGGACATCCTGATTACAAGTCAGGTACTCTACCAACTGAGTTACAACGGCATTGGCTCCTCTCCTTGGACTCGAACCAAGCCTCGTCCGATTAACAGTCGGGTGCTTTACCACTAAGCTAGAAAGGAAAGTTGGTGGGCTTTTCGTACCCACCGTGGCCTATTGGCAACGAACACACTTCACCGTAGTGTCCTACGTCCCCAAAGGTTTTAAACCTCCGGGCCTAAAAAGACCATGCGTATAGTCTTATTCGTCATCGATCTTGATATCTTCATCGTTTGTCTGTAAAACTAAAGGATCAGTTTGAATTGATGCAATAGCTTCCTCGTCATCATAGTCTGCTGGGAGGAAGTCGTTATACTTAGCAATGTTAACAAACACAGTACGTGGGATAAGACCTGCTTGATACCACTCGCCAACAAGGCGCATTGCTGCTTCACCACCCGCCATAGGCGAGAAGTCGGCAGACATCTGGAAGGTTACTTCATTTGGAGAGATATCTAGGTCGTACTTCCAGTTGAGCATGAAGACAATTACTTCTCTCATGGTACCAGAAACCTTAGCGTTAAGGGAGCCTAGCTGTGCAGTCTGGGAGGCGTTTCGAATTTCCAAAGCGACACCGGAAGCGGCTGGCTCTGGTGAAAGCATACGAATACCCATCTTAGCCATTTCTTCAACGGTGGCTTCGATTGCTCGGTCCATGTCTTTGAGGGCTTCTGTTGGGGTTGCTAGGACAGTAATGTCGTCCTCTCTTCCAACACGTAGCCAGCTTCCAAGACCTGCATCTACCACCTTGTCAAAGTCATCGTCAGTCATATCAGACTTGACAACTGGGGTGTAAGTTGCAGCACCATAAAGGAGGTGGTTGCGACGGGAAATTTTGTTGTACAGAGCAATCTCACGGTCAATCAAGGGCATAAGGATTGGCTCAATAGGCTCAATCTGCCCGTTGAGAGGCCAAGCAGGAATCTCTGTCAGGT